AACATAAGTGATCGTATTGGGGCAAAAAGTACAGTCACCACCGTACCCAATAAAATCACCTTGAATAATCCCAGAGAAATTAGGAAGGTTATCAAGGCAATGGTGTAATATATCAGCAACGTTGCCAGTGTGATTAGAATCAATCTCTTCATGAGAGTGATTGATTTTGATAAGTTTTTTGTTGAAAACACTTTTAGTTCCTACGAAGAATGTGCCAGTAGCAGGATCAGTACCCCACACGATTGCAGGAGCACCATCAATTTTAAGCGAGAGATGGCTGTCCTCAGTGAACCAATCCAAGACAGACAAGTCACCTGTGAGAATAGTATCTTCGGGATGTTCTAAGTGAGTGTTCTTCATACTACAGAGACAGTTTAGAGGGCCGGCTTTAAACAGGGAGTTTTGCTAGTGACTTTCCTTTACTATGTTTTGTGATAAAGTTAATTGCCGATTTACGATTGCGACAGGTTTTGAGTTGCTTTCCCTTATGAATAATCACAAGTTGTGTATCACTACCTCCCAAAGGTACAGCAGCATATAAATTGGGATCTTCCCAATTTTTTCCAACTAAGAAACCAGTTTCTTTAAGTTTGGAATCTAAAATGTAAGGATTTGGTGGTTGTTTCATACGATAAACTGTTTTTCATAGTCCAGAAGTTGTGGGAGAAAAGTTATGTTCTCATCCGTTGGTTGTGCATCAGTCCATCTTACCTTATTCTCTGGACGCTTATACAATTTGATCCCAAGATGTTCATATTTCTTATCTGTTGGAACAAAGACTTTATACATTTCTCCTCTCTTATTCTCAGTAAGTTGCTGTAATCTTCTGTTCTCTGATTTGGTAACTTTAATTTTTGTGCAAGATGATATAAAAACCTCTCTGAATTTATCATAATCAGTAAGATATACATCTGCATTATCCATCACAAATCTTCCAACAAATTGAGGGGAAAAACAATGATCATCTGTCCTTTCTGATGGACTATTCATTGCATTTTCACTAATCAATCCTGTGTCACCATATTGACAACTAAACACACCTTCGTAATACTGACGAGTGATAATTCTCACTACATCAGGATCATTTGGATTCCAAAGCTCAAGATTAGATTTAAGAGCATTGAATGTTGCTTTACAATAGATTTCAAGTTTTCGTTGTCTGATGTCAGTCATTTACGAATCTCACTGATTGCTGGCATACCCTGATTGAATACTACATCAACAACTGCCTGAACTTTCTTGGCAGTGCCAATACCAACAGCGTCATAAGTTGGGATGCAAACTAGACCAAAGGTCTTAGTCTTGTCACCCAATCTGATCACACGACCAATCGACTGACTGATACCAATATAGTCCATGTTACGCATGAAGATAACAGCCTCAAGACCACTGACATTGATACCTTCGCTGAGAATACTGTGATGAATAACAACAAACTTTTTCTCAGGATCTTTGCCCCAAGTGTTCAGTATGTCAAAGAATACATCACGATTGACTTTCTTACCATCAATGATTGCACCTGTCTTGGATGTGATTGTCATCCAAGAATAGTTACGCTGACGCAATTCAGCACAGAAATCAGAGTGAGTAAGAAGATTGATGATCTGCTTTGTTGTGCGAGCACAGATCAAAGTCTTGTCGATATTGTTGTCATCGATAGTCTCAATCAGATTATCACAATCATCAGCAAATACAACCTTACGGCCTTTGATCATAGGCAGTTGCTTGACTACAACTTTAGGAGGAAGAATGTACCCTTGCTCTACAAGTTCAGGTGCAGGAACATTGACAAGAACCTGACCATAAACAGCAGGATCATTCATTCCTGGTTTCGTAATTGTAAGACTATGCTTAGGAGTAGCAGTGTAAAAGTAGCAACGATCAGCGCCATTAGAAAAGAACTCTGTGGCAGGAAAAAAGTTACGCTGAACGCTATTATGTGCCTCGTCAAAGTAGATGGTATTTACCTCAATATCTGCATCCATTACACGATGAAGCGAGTGATATGTGGTGAAGATGATAACATTCTCACCAGCAGTTCTTGCAACACTAGCAAAAATGTGGATCTGATCTGCTTTAGTGGTGCTGAAATGCTGAGTCTCACCACTATGAACGTGCATAATGTGAGTGTTGGCAGTATCAACAACCTCAAGAAACTCAGAGCACAGTTGCTCTGCCAAAAGAATACGCGGAGCAACAACAACTGTTGTGGTGCCATTGTTGACAACATCATGACGACGCTGAGTATCAACAATCATGGTGAGTGTTTTACCACCACCAGTGGGAACAATGATTTGACCTTTGTCATAACCATTCATGCGATCCAAGATGCGCTTTTGATGAGGACGAAGGGAAATAGTCACGGTCAGTGGTTTGATACCTGAATAATATAATAGCACCCTTACAGGCGATTGTAAAGGGTGCTGATGTCGCTTACACTATAGGAACGCTTTAGAGGGCCGGCCTCTATCTGGGTTCATATTCCTTTGCAGGTTTGTTAATTCCTTTTACTAAGTGACGACGTAGTTTCTCACCCTGTCTACGAATTTGTCTTCTCTCTTCTCTACTTTTACCTGATGCGGGTTGTGATTTATAATCAGGACTTGCTTTCTTTGCTGACTTTTTAGAAAGCAACTTACTTGCCTGCTTTTCAACATCTCTAGATGTTGTCTTAGTTGTTGATGATGAACCACCAGATTTTTTCGCTGCTGCTCTTGCTTGTGCTGCTTTCTTTCTTTCAGCCTTTGCTGCTGCTAACTGTTTCTCTCTTGCAGAACCTCTGTCCTGTGTTGGTTGCTGTTCTCTTTCAGATCTTTGACGCTGTTGGCCAATATCTTTTCTTGGTTTGTAATCCTTAGCGGGGACCATCTTGCCCCCGCCAACAGCTTTCATCCTTCTCTTTTCAGGTTCTGTTTTCTTACGCTCAGCACCGATTCTTCCACCCTCACCAGTTCTCCTAATTTGAGAACGTCCTTGGACTTCTTTATCGTATACTTCAGTAATAAACTCCTGAAAAGTTTTCATCTGAGAAAAGATCTTACCTCCTTTTATTTAGATGCTCCGGATTTATAAACCATACCATTCTCATACATCTCATTAACACGATCATGTCTTAGTTTTTTGAGTTCATCAAATCGCTTTTGTTGATCATTAGTGTATGTAAAAGATTGCCTTCTCCAAGAATCACGAAGGTCACGAAGTTGATACAGGATTTCAGATGGTTTCATATCAATAATCAATGTTGGATTTGAGGTACTCGTTCAGGTTGAATTTTTGATCATCTTCAATGAGATCTTCAAGATCTTCACATTTATGATCAAAATTAGTTAGTTCTTCAACTTGTTGCTCGGTCAGGTAATAATCCATTAAGTTTGTCATTACATTAGTAGAACACTTTAAAGGGCCGGCTTTACTTAATTAAAATTTGAAAGTCTTTGCAACCCTCCTGTTTTTTAACAGTTTCCCAAAAAATTGCATCATCAATTTTTATAAAAGTCGCTGTGTGCTGTGCATAACCCCTTTTCTTGGGTTTTAGATACTTCACTTGGTACATCATTCCAGTGTCTTAATACTCCAGATATAATAAAAAAGTTAGTGACCATGTAGCTAACAAATATAATGGTGCGTATGCCAGCAACATAATTATCGTAAGGTTTTGTTTTGTCATCGCTGAAGCTTCCAATGGCATACTTCCATATCTTCCATATTTTAACCACCTTCATATTTTATGGCAACAGTAAATCTCCACTTGTCTCTAAATGAAGTTGCCCTGTGCAAAATACGAGCATCAAAAGATACCAATCTATTTGGAGTAGGAACTACACCTTGAATGTTTCCATTCACATAAAATTGGGTTTCTCCTCCATCATTTGGTTGCCATTCAAGTTGTGGATAATATAAAAAAGTTACACCATCATCACCGTCTGTGTGAAAGTAGGGAATTTCTCTAGGAGCAAAACAATTAATATACATTCTCCATAAAGGAATTCCTTCTGGAGACAGTGGTTTTATTTTTTCCTCTAATAATTCGTAGATGAAAGTATCTTTTGGAATATCATGTGTTACACCGCATGGAGGTGTTGTTCCATCATCAGATTCGCCGTAACCAAAACGTGCGGTATTTTCGCAATAATTAAGAACAGCATCTTGCTCTTTATTTGAAAGGAAGTTGTCAAAAACTTTAATTTTCATCGTCATCGTCGTAGTCATAATCGTCGTCTAACCCTGCATATTCAGTGACTGTGATGTTGAAAGAAACTGTGATTCTAGGTTCATCTGGAGTTGGTGGATATGATTTTACCTCGTGCTTTAAGTAAGCCGGGAACATAACAACACTACCCTCCTTAACCTGTGGTAGATGTCTATCTTCATATCCTTCCGACTTCATATTTATTGAAAGATGTCTAAGAGTGTCCATCGGATCAATAAATGTCAGAGGAGAGTGAATCTTAGGATTGTATGAAAGAAAATGAACACATGCAAAGTGGGTGGGTGCTAGTGCATCTCCACAGTGATTATGTGCTTCTTGATACTCACCATTTGTGTAACTATTGTACCAAATATCATCAATTTCAAGTCTAAATTTGTCGTCAAAAAATCCTTTGATTACATTAAAATATTGACATTTGAGGTCTTGACAATTTGCCAGTTCATTACTAATTTTTTCATTTTCAAATGAAGTTTTGATATTAGTTGTCAACCAACCTTCGGGAGTTTTGCATTTATCTACAGTTTTTTCAACAATAGGTAAAATGATTTCTTTTAATTTTTCATTATCTTGCACAGTTCCTTTGTAATATGAAACTGGAAATAAATCGATTCTTTTTTTCATAAAGTTTTTTCTTATGTATTCTAGTTCATATTGAAGTTAATTTATATTCCTAATGAAAATTTTCATATCCTCTAAGTTTTTACCATATTTGTTCTTCCTGGTATGTACATATTCTAACTCTTTCCATTGTTTTGGAAAACATAATAAAAGTGTGTGAATATATTTGTGTCTTTCATTCTTTGTGTATTGACAATTGGGTTTTGGTTTAATACCAGTTTCAATTGTAATATACATGTCATCATAAAAATACACCCAACCCTCAACGTTTATGTGTTCCGACTTCCACCGAACATAGTCATCAACTTGAGGAATATATTTCATTAGAAAAATGCTGCTTCCAAGGGATTTAGGTTGAGTTGCATTGCAGTATATGGGCGAGTATCATGAATACACACTTCTTTACCTATCTTATTTGAGTTGAGGGGGGCATGGTAAGTGTGCGTAGTGCTTCTCTTTGTTGTCTTATATTTGACAAATCCCCAGATTGTACTAACAGGATCACTACTATAAGAGTAAGTTGCGTGATGCAAAAGCCAAATAGAAACCACATTTCGCTTGAACTCTTGAACATGATAGGAGTATCCTTTTGGAGGATCATGAATAAAATCGGGAGGAAGTTCAATCACGTCGTAAACTCTTCAACAACACAGGATTCATGCTCATTTGCCAGAGCAAAAGTTGGTGCTTTGCTGATATTTTCGCGAAGACGATTGTAATACTGCTGATTCAATCCATCATCGCCATCTATAATCAGATCAAAACATTCATCATCATGTTCTGCGACAACATTCCAGAGTCCGCCATATTCAGACTGAGGAAATGGAATAAAGTGATCAACAATGTAGAAAAACTTTTGATTCATTGGCCTCGATAAGTTACTTTCATAGTTTAGCACAATTAAACAAACTCGGCAATGTAGTAGTCAACAGTGACCTCTAACTTTGCTGCCTCAATTTCACACTCAGCAATGAAATCATCAATCATAGATTCAACTTTACAATTTTCATCCAAACCAAAAATTTCTTTTGAATCTTCGTAACTAATCATACTGCAAGTGCTCCACTGGGAATTTCTGTAAGTTCAGGTGACTTGTCGTCATCAAACTGATTCATATTATAGCACATCCATGCACCATCACAAAAGATGTAAGAATATTCTTCCCCATCAGAGAAAAACTCTTCGGAGTTGTTATCAAGACGAGGAGGGCAGTTTTCACCACGTTCAGAATAGTATTGAGGACCATATTCCTCAACTTCAACATTTTCGATCACATATTGTGCAATTTGCTTACCAGTCCAGCGATCTTTTGTCCAGCAAACTGACATATCACCACCGTCAATCAGTTCTGCTGCTTGCTCGCGAGAGTTGTAATGTGTGGTAAGAATGCGACCCAACCACTCAGGATAACCGTCCCAGTGGTGATAAGCAGACAAAATAGAATCATCTGAGAGTTGAATGCCGATGCGTGAACGAGTGCCCATGATGTCGAGTGATTACACTACAGAGACGGTTTAGAGGGCCGGCCTTCAACCTCCATCAACTTGACATCCAACCATGGCACCCCCAACAATGCCCAAAGGAATTGCCCACAATCTCCCATCACCACGGGATGCAGCTGCACCAGCACCACCCCCAAGTATTCCGCCAAGAATAGAACCTTCTATACAGGAATTACTATCCACATTACCTGTGTTGGGATGAGCTTCTTCGTATCTAGGGAAATTATTAGGAGAATTTTGAGGCATATAATTTCTTCCACAACGAACCCTCTTTCTTTTATTTTTTACATACCCACCAACATATTGTCCAAATTCGTTATAATATCCTGGAATATATTTCTCTACATTTTTATAACAATACTCCTCAAAGTGAGTTTGACGATGACCAACACGCGGACCACCGGCAAAAGCTGGAGCACCTAGAAAAAGTGTTGAGAGCAAAACTGCTGAGAGTTTCATAGTATTGTTTTTGTATAGAGCCAATTTATATTAAAAAAAGACCCCAGTCAAGGGGTCTTGTGCCAGTTATTCTTGCGTTCTTGCCTTTTGCACTAGATACTCCGCAAATTCTTCCATTCTTTCGGGATGAATTGCAACAATTCCTGCCTCCTCTACCGCAATTTTCATCGATTCGATGTGCTCGTGCTCGATTTTTTTGTTTTTAGGCAGGGTCATGAGGACAATCTCTAAATGTGTTGACATTCTAACATGCCATTTCACAATTAGTTATAAATTTAATTTTTTCTTTGGTATTGAGCAACAATTCAAAATATATTTTTTTGTTGAACAATGGTTTCATGAGTATTCATGTTATTGAACAACCATTCAAATTTTCTATCAGACACGATTGTCGAATCTTCATCGCAGAACTCTTCATAAGCTATCACAAACATTGTAAAGTAGTGCCAATGTGTTTTTGGAACATATAATGGAGACAAACACACAAAAATATAATCAAATTCATAGTTATCAAATTCATAATCTTGTCTTACAAAATTTGAGAATTTATCTCCAAGAAACTTTCTAGTAAAAGAGTTTCTGTCTATATTTCCACTGTGTTCGCTATGAATCCAGGTAAAAGAGTCCAACTTACCGGAAAGTTCTAACCATGCACCCCAATTACCTTCATTAACTTGGTGATGTCTTTTAATATATTCAATTTCTTTCTCTAAAAGATGATGATCTGCATCTTCTTTAATGTTATCAGGAGTTTCCTCAAGAAACTCTCCATGCAAAACATCATCATGATGGTCAATATTAACTATCTCAATATTTTTTTTATCTCCAATCAGATATAAGATTGCATCATGATCATATCCAAAAAGAACTTTAGGATTATCACTCTCACTCAGAGCTTTCAAAAAAGTATTGTAGCAATAGATTAGATTACCTTGATCAATAAAGAACTGATTCTCCTTAAAATCTGTGCTGTCATAAAAATCGGCCCAACCCGCTGAAGGATTGGGACCATCTACTTTATGTTGATAAGTTTCAATCGTAGGACCCATGATATAATCAAGGTCAATGCTCAATACTTTTGTCATCTTTAGAAATTTTGTTTTTCACTTTTTTACAAGTTTTTTTGATCAATTTAGCATAATAAACATCCTCTTTAGTATAATACTCTGGATGTTTTTTTGCAATCTTAATTAATTTTTTTGCTGCTTTTTTTGTTTTTTTATCCTCCATGGGATTAATGTAAAGAGAGTATTGACTATTTATCCTCACCTTCAGATTCTTCACTATCCTTTTTATTAAAACCGAATGGAAGATTAATAGATCCACCTCTCTCGCGTGATTGATGTGCAAGTTTACAGACAGACTCCATTACATCAAGAGTGTCTGTAATTGTCGAATCTTCTGGCATTTGACTATGAATAATGTCAAACAAAGGGAAGAATTGATCAGACGCTGATTTGACTTCTTCTGGTGTTAATGGTTCTTTCATTTTCCGCTAGTGTCGTAATTGTGTTTGTCGTCATATTCTTTTAACTTTCTGCGCTGAATTCTCTCATGCAGTTTTGCAATCGCTTCAACAGCTTCAGGAGTTTCGTCCCATCCCCAAGTGTCACCCTTTGAACTAACAAATTGTTGAGTCATGATAAATTCTCCTCAATTTTTGTAAATGACGTATTGTATATATTTAAGAAAAAAACTTGCTTTCTATGGCAAGAAGAGTTTCATATGGAATCCATGCAGGATTTTCATCCTTAAATTGTACTTGCACCTCTGTGATGCTTTTTTCTAAGGTTTTTGACCAAGATTCCCTGGTATTTTTAACATACGAAATAGGATTCATCATTCTTGAGATCTCCATTCTTTCCTCATTATAACATACTCAGGATCATATGCAGCCTGATCTCTCACTTTTTTGAAGATCTTCGCAGATCTTGCTTTGACATTCGTGAGGCAATCTTCCTCACAGGGAGATATACTCCCATTTTTTGCATATTTGCGTCCCGAAGAGTGATTGGCGTAGCGTCTGGCACGAGTGAATCCCATCTCAAGAAATTTTCTTGCCATGTCCATTCCAATGAAATCATCCCGTTGTTTATACTCACAGAACATTGAGTATATTTTATCAGAAGATTTAAGAGATGCTTCTTCATCTACAAATCGCCAATGAGCACATATGTCGTGAGTGTAAGGGCGTACCAATAGCACTCCTTGTTCGCCCCTTCCAATGCGATAAAGTTTGCGAGTTTCTGCATCTGTGAAGTCAAGTGATTTGTAATCAATCTCATAATCAAATTCCATCATTTGTCACCACCTGATCCCATGCTTCTTTGAATTTACGGTCCCAATTATCAGTATATACGGGAATAAAAGAATTCAGTGCGCGTGTAATATCATGAGCAGTATCAATACGACCACTGTCCATTGCTTCTTTCAATTCTTCCAACATAAAATTGATCGTATTAATGTTGGAGAATGATTCTTCCAACTTGTTCATCACGTTCCAGTTGTTATTCATCGTCATCAGGTTTAGTCAGACTCCAAGAACCATCATGATTGTCAATCCATTGTAGCACATCACCCTCTTTCCATCCAACTTTTTCTAAAAAATTAGGAGGGAATGTGAGAACTCCATTATCATCAACAGTGAGTGTAGTGTTCATTAGATTACTCATGCCAACGTAATGTTTTTAGGTATTGTAGAACATTTTCACGAACATCCATAAGTTCGTGAAAACACTTTTGATTGTGAGCACAAGACCTCAAAGCAGGATCAGGTTCAATGACAGATTCGATGAAAATGTCTAAACCTCGATTCCACTTGTCTTGTTTAGTTTCTTCACTCTCGATAGTGTTCTGATCTTTCATGTGCCCAATTCGTTTAATTTTACTATTTAATCACTTCCCAGTGATCGTCTGAACTTTCATTTATCCAAAAGAAGTATCTTCCAGAGATTGATGCCAGAAAGACCTTACCATCATCTCTTTTCTCAATTTTGCAGGAGTGAAGTAGATCCATCTCATTAGCAAAACGATTTTTTGCTTTAGATGATTTGGGTTTGACGCAGAGGAACTCAGTCTTCATTGAATTGGTTTGCACAGTAATAAAACAGTTTAATGGGCCGGCTACAAAAAAGGGTCCGAAGACCCTTCTTATCATGCGGCATCGAACTCTTCAGTGAGAGAAGAAAGATTGTTAGTATTAGGACCAACAACTTTCTCAATAATCTCATTGAACACAATGTGACGTGCTTTGAGATTTTCTCCACTCATACCATTACAGCAATCTTTAAAGGTTTTATCATCTTCTCCACAAGTGAAGGTGCGATCCTTGTCATTATATGCAGTGTTGTGAAGTTCAATTGCCCGAACAACTTGCTCGTAAGTGTCAACTCCATTGCACATCATCCAGTAAAGATTCTGAACTGCGGATGCACGAGTCAAAGTTTTTACATCCAAGATTTCTTCTTGAATCATCTGAGACACAAAGTCCATCAACTCAATGAACTTATCAAAGTAGAAGTTCTCGTCAGTTTCTACCAAGAATCCACTCTTATAGAGTTTGTTTTTGGTAGACTGACTGACACCAGTGTAAGAAGTCTGGTTCAGAATAGGATCATAATCAATTGCTTGAATGTTCAAATCAAGGCAATCAGCAACCCACTCTTCACCACGAAGACGATAACGATGATCCTTGAACAGTTTTGCCAACAAGGAACTAATTTCATCAGCAACTCTGCGAACGTACTCAGCCCATGGAGTAGAGTATGCATTGCGGAGTTCTTGTCCGTTAAGAGGAACACCGCTGTTCACGTTTTGGAAAACTTCAGACATACCTTCAAGGGTGATCTGAGTATAGAGACTGATCGCAGCTTGACGCTCCAGCAAGATTTCTTGAACTCGTTCGCGAAGATCGGAGAACTTTTGCTTTCCCTTCCGAACAGTGAAGGAAGCAATAGCACCGTTCACATCATCAGTAACATATTCATACTTTCCCTCAGGAATTACAAAGGTATCGTCAAACAGAGACTGAAGAAAAGACATGCGATTGTTTCCATCAAGAATCACATACTTGTATCCCTCATTGAGGAATTTCTTAAAGAACTTGTAGGTGTCGCTGTCACATTCGCCTGCCATATCAAGGCGAGAGACACAAGCTTTTACATCAACAAGAACATATGTTCCTTCTACCCGATCCATGAGAATTGATTGGAAGAACTTCTTGCGATCTTCTGCTTTCCATGCGATAGGGCGTTGGAATTGGCGGGGTGCGTTAAATGCTCCAAATTTTTTGAGCATATAAGCATAGTCCATGAGAGCCATCGGTGCCTTCAGAGGGACGAAAAAATTCTGATCAGAATGCATTTGAAAAAAAAGTAGAGTTGTTTTTTTGCAATTTTCTTCAGTATGTTAGAAGAACTTTGCTGATTGAACTGTGTTTCGTTCAATACTTGTACACTTTACAAGGCCGGCTTTAATTTGTCAACCCTGTCTTCAATGAGTCTGTCTCCCAGAACACGAATCATAAGATTAAGTGATCTTTGATGGGGACGTTGTTGCCAACCATACCACTTTTTCTTCTTTCCTGCACCATATGGAGGAACTTGTCCAACATGATAATATTGATCAGAGGTTACATCATAAATTTTGTTGCCCCTCGTATCCTCAAGCCACCAGTGAGGACAATCATGATAATCAATAGCACTCATCGGTTGCAAGACATCTATATCAATGAGATAATACAATGCTTGACTTGAATGATAACAGTGTCCAAACATTGGATTGTGTTCATTCTCCTTGCGATATTTTTTCGTGAGCAGATCTGGTGAAAGATTCTCTGCAATCAGTCCCATCACCATCTCAATCTCAGAACTCTGAAATGGTTCAAAGGTAAGAATCCTAGTTTCAAAAGGAATCTTACCATTATATCTACTTCTCTCTACAGATTTCATAAAGATAATTCTTATCAACCCTGACAGAGTTGATTATACTCGTTTTTCTGAGGTTGTCAAGTATTCTTTAAATAACTTAGATTCCATTTGAAGTGCTTCAATCTCCCAAGGTTGATCAGAATAGTCTGTCTCTGTGTGATCTATGCCCTTCCAGAGGCGTTTGCCACGTTTATCTTTAAGATTCCCTTTGACATGTTGATAGACGTGCCACAGTTCATGTAGGAGTGTCTGAGTATATACATCTATGTTCATACGATTATGTAATTCAATCTCAAAATCTCTTGGCCTGCTATCATTATCAAGTACAGAACACCAACCGAATACACCTTCTCGTAACAATCCACGGTGATTTACTGTAATATCAAGTTTGTGACGCGGCAGATACTTTGCAATAAACCACAATATGATGTCTTTACATCGTCTATGGCTATAGTTGTAACCAGTTGTCTCAAGATAAAGCATTGATTGCAATAGAAGTGACACGAGTTCCCCATTGCATCATCCACATAAATGATGCGATGAAGATTAGTTTTTGTATTCCAGAGAGTTGCATTGATTTTTTTACTCATATTAGATACACTTTATAAGGCCGGCCTATTGCATTGACATCTACATGGCCATCATATATAATCTATATCAAATGACTCTATAGTATGGCACAAGACGAATTGCTTTCGTTATTTCCAACACCAGTTCTTATTGCACAATATCCTGTACCCTATGAGAAAGAGTTGGAATATATTCGTAACTTGCCTTGTCGTAGAGAAAACAAGGGCGGAGATGCAGGTAATAAGATACACTATAACCGACAGTCAGAAGATACTTTTGTATTAGATAAACCCGAACTATCAAACATCAGGGAGTTCATCAAGTCCAAAATCTTTAAGTTTGCTCGTGAAGTCATGAGTTCTAAAGATGAGGTAATCATTACTCAATCCTGGATTAATAAGTCTGGTAAGGGTGAGTCACACCACGAACATGTGCATCCTAATAGTATGATTAGTGGTGTCTGGTATCCTGTTATCAACGAACAATTACCACCCATTCAGTTTCGTAGTAGATCGCAAAGAGATATTAGCCTTTCCACTGATAAGTTTAACAACTTTAATAGTGCAACATTCTTGCTGCCAATGAAGATGGGAGAAATTATTATTTTCCCTAGTAATCTGACTCACAGTGTTCCTACCAACCAATCTGATACTGAACGCATTAGTTTGTCCTTTAATACATGGTGCAAGGGTAGTCTTGGTGACATCAATTCACTGACTTATCTGCCACTGGACCGCTGCGTATGAGCTCTGCACTAGCAAGACCGCTTCCAGAGTTTCATGGGTTTGGATATAGAATCGCACAGATAGAAAATAATACTCACTGTAACTATAAGTGTTGGTTTTGTCCTAATGCTTATGACAAACCTGCACCGAAAGAGTGCATGACCCTGGAACAATTCAGAAAGATTCTTAATGAAATTCGTTCTGTTTATACACCATGGGAACTGAATGATGTCTCATTTGCCACATATAATGAACCTAATCTTGATGATGGGTTTAAGGAAAAGTTGCAATTG